CTTCTCTATGGGTGAGGCACGCTCAGTTACTCACCCACACCACACCCACCCTATGGTAGGGTAACCCCTAATAGACTCATCGTAGTAATTTGTAGGTGAGGCATAGTTTTCAATAGGTATGTATATACCATGAAACCGCTTCGCATAGGGTGATGAAGGTAACAAAGGTCATCAGTTTGGACGAGGAGACCGCGAGAATCGCGGGCAAAATGGCGAATTTTAGTCAATGGTGTCGCATTGGGTTACGTGCTCATGCGCTCGGGGAGGATTTAGCCTCTGAAACATTACGTCGCATACGGTGGGCGAAGGCCGCACATATGCTTGCGAGCGCACTTAATGAGCAATTCCCTGACAAATCGGTGGATGAATTACTATCAACCGCATTGAATCAAACGACGTTGGAGGAGTATTGATGGATTTACACGATCATATTATGTTCACGATTGAATTTTTGACCATGTGCGACGATTTCAAAGACGTCATGAACGGCGATGAATGCCCTGCATGTCTTCAAGATTCAAGGTCAAATGCTATTTGTCTCCGCGATGAGTGCGATTGGATGCTATTCATCGCACCTGGTAAATTACACCCTGCTACAATCGGATGGATTCAAGGACTAAGCAAGAGGTTGAAGTGAAATGAAAGTGAAATGCGCTTGGTGTGGATTTGTTGCTTACGTAGAAATTCCACACCACGCGTCATGTTCACCTTCACGTCGCTCACGTAAGATTGAGAAGCACGTTAAATTGCCCGACGTTTGGATATGCGACGTTCATTTACAAGTAAGGAATGATTGAGATTAGATCTCTCGCACCTTCAACGCCAACGACAGCACATAGAGTAAGAAAGGATAGAATGACGTTCATCCTCGATAAGCGATAAAGTCGGTCGTTCTGGTCTCCTTCTTCACGTTCTCGAAGAAGCCATTCACCAATGCGAACCGCAATTCGCTTTTTTGAATTTTCAATTGGGGTTTCACCGCTGGGCACTTTGACTCCTCTCCTTTATCATTTGTAGAACGCTTTGCTCATTTGAAATTTCAACGGCTTCAAGCTCAACCAGGTAATTGGCTTCTTCAGAATCGGCGATGTTGTAAATCCACAAATCTTGGATGACCACGTGGTTGGGGTCAACAATTGAAAAACCCATCACTCGCGACGTGGCGGATGTTGATTGTGATGCCCAAGCAATTTGGCGGTTATCTCCTGCATTCATTTCTGAACCCATGTTTGATTCGAGGCCAAGAATACATTCTGGGTCTTCTCCACTTCCCATCGAACGAGCCCACACTTCAAAGCGGACCACTTTCATGGCGTGAGTAAGACGTCCATCATCCAAGATGAGACGTTTAGTTTCCTGTGGATCCACACGTCCACGTAGAGTATGACGCTTCACTTCTTACCACCTGCTAACTTGTGAGCTTCTTTTACTGCACGCTTGAAACCGCCTGCCTTCCACTTTCCATTCTTGTTTTTGTGCTTCGAGGAGACACGCTTGAAAGCCGCCTTGTATTTCCTGGAGTATGCACTTGCTTTCCTGGATCGTGGGGCTTTTCCAGCGGCAACAGCACCCGTAGTCGTGCCTTCGACGAAGCCTTGAACCAGTGCTGGAGGCAAGCCAGTTGCAGTAGCGACGGGAACGAGGAGAGCATCAGCAAGGGCACGCATTTGTGCGGCCATTGCCATTTTCTGCCTCTGGCATTCAGGTGAATTACACACGGTCAACACCTCATGATTGGCTGAGTGCAAGTGCCATTGCCGCTGAAGGTGTCATCTTTTCTACTGTGCATTCCATCACGATTGTAATCTGGTCAACAATAGCATTGTTGACTGAATCAGTGCCGAGATAAATTTGTTCAGTAGCGACAAGGTATCCGTTAGTCCAGTCTTGAGGGAGAATGTCGGATGATTCAGAGATGCCGTTCAATATAGCTGCACCTGGATGATTCCAAGCAATCAACTTTCCAGAGCTAATCAAGCTTCGATGAGTAGCATCAACCATAGCTCCTTGAGATTGGGTCGTTAGTTGGTACGCGGTAGAGGCGTCGCCACCTGCTGCGGACACGCCAGGATTGGTGGTAGCCGTTCCATACTGAACCGACAAATTGTGTATTCTCAAAATTGCAGATCCAAGTGCGTCAACATAAGCCCCCAAATCGATGGGTTCTTGTGCAAAGGTAACGCCGTTTGTATTTACTTTAGCCCGAATGAAGAACGAATCTTTCGCCATGCTCGAGCAGAGGTTGCCGTCAGTTTATCAACACAGCAGTCTAATCTTCTCTATGGGTGAGGCACGCTCAGTTACTCACCCACACCACACCCACCCTATGGTAGGGTAACCCCTAATAGACTCATCGTAGTAATTTGTAGGTGAGGCATAGTTTTCAATAGGTATGTATATA